CCAACTAAAATGACAAAAGAGGTAGTCGATAAATTAGAATACGCTTTTATGAAAGGATTTAATGATGAACAAGCAAGTTTTCATGCGGGAATCGATAAAAGCACTCTTTACAACTACTGTAAACTACACCCAGAATTTTCGACTAAAAAGGAGATGCTTAAAAATCATTTAGTAATGCGTGCTAAAATTAATGTTTCCGAAGCTGTAGAAAGTGGTAGCGTTCTAGATTCAAAATGGTTATTAGAGCGTAAAGCAAAAGATGAGTTTTCAACAAAACAAGAAACGGAGTTTTTAACAGTTCCAACTTTTCAATTAATTGTTTCAGATGAATAAAATAAATAAAAAAATAATTATTAATGATTATATAGATGAAAGGCAAATATTAATAAATAAATATTTTCCTGAAATTGTTAACGAACAAGATATTACTCCTTATGCTTTTATGGTAAAAATTCTTTATGAATTAGACAAAAAATTAGAAGCGTTAGAAAAAAAATAAATGGCAAATAAGCTTCACAAACGGCAACAAGATTTATTTTTTAGTAAAGCTACTGAAATTCTTTATGGCGGTGCCGCAGGAGGTGGAAAATCACACGCAATGCGGTTAATTGCTATATCTTACGCCCTTCAAGTTCCTAATTGTCAAATATATTTATTTCGTCGAATATTTTCCGATCTTGCTAAGAATCATATTGAAGGGGCAAGCGGGTTTAATGCTTTGCTAATTGATTTTATCAAGTCAAAACATGTTTCAATTACTTCCGATGAAATTACTTTTTGGAACGGCTCTAAGATTTATCTTTGCCATTGCCAGCACGAAAAAGATGTGGTAAAATATCAGGGTGCTGAAATTCATATTTTACTAATTGATGAGTTAACGCATTTTAGCGAGAAGATTTATAGATTCTTGAGAGGTCGTTGTCGTATTGGTTCGCTTGTAGTCCCCGCACAATTTAAAGAAAAATTACCGTTAATTATTTGTGGTTCAAACCCCGGGGGAGTTGGACATGATTTTGTTAAACAAACTTTTATTGATGGCTGTAAACCTATGGAAATTAGAAGGATGCCAGATTTTGAAGGTGGAATGTTAAGGCAATTTATACCTGCCAAACTTGCTGATAATCCAACAATGACTTTAAATGACCCGCTTTACGCCGCTAAATTAGAAGGCTTAGGCGGTGCATTAGCTCGAGCAATGCTTGATGGTGATTGGGATTGCATTGACGGGGCTTATTTTGATAACTTTGATAAAGCTAAGCATATTATTGAGCCGTTCTTTATTCCCCCCGAATGGTTTAAAATTAGAGCATTTGATTGGGGCTATTCTAAACCTTTTTGTGTGCTTTGGGGTGCGGTGTCGGACGGTTCACTTGTTGATTGCGGAGGTATAAAACGAAGCTTTCCAAGAGGTGCAATTATTATTTACAGAGAGTTTTATGGTTGCACTGGTAAAGCTAACGAAGGGCTTAAAATGCACGCTGGCGATATTGCTAAAAATACAAAGGAAATGCAACAGGGCGAAAAAATGAATGACATGGTTGCTGACCCTGCAATTTTTGATGTTTCAAGTGGCGAAAGTATAATGGAGCAAATGTCAAAGGAAAAAATACACTGGCGACCAGCCGATAACAAACGGGTTGCGGGTTGGCAACAATTAAGAGCAAGATTTAGTGGACAAGATGACAAGCCTTTGTTGTATTTTACAAACAATTGTAAAAATTTGATTAGAACATTGCCGATTATGCAATATGATAATAGCAAGCCTGAGGATTTAAACAGCGATTTAGAGGATCATGCCGTCGATACTTTGCGCTATTTGTGCATGTCTCGCCCTGTTGTTGTCGAAGTTCCAAAATCACAAATGGCACTAGAAGAGCAATGGTATAAAGATTTTACTCCAAAAAATTATTCAACAAATAGAAAATAATTCTTGACTATTATAAAATTTTGTTAAAAATACAATTTTAGAGGCTTGCATGCGTCAACACATTGACAATTATTAGATTTATCATTAATGCAAGCTAATATCCAAGTTGAAAATAAAGAAGATTTAACGCACTCTAAGGGAGATGCTGGATTAGTTGAAATTTGGACAAAAGAAATTGAAAATGCTAGTAATTACGAAAAAAAATGGCGTGATGAAGCTGATGCTAATTTTACAGTATACAACAACGAAGGTCAAAGCGAAGATAGATATAATGTTTTCTGGTCAAACACTCAAACATTACGCCCGCTTTTATTCTCAAGACTTCCTAAAACAAACATTACTCAACGCTTTTTAGATTCAAGCGAAACTAATCGCATTGCTTCTGAGATGATGGAGCGCTCAATTGATTTATATTTAAAAGATTCCGATGCTGAAACTGTTATTAGCAAATGCCGTGATGATTTTTTAATTGGTGGGCGTGGTGTTGCTCGTGTTTGTTATGACCCTGAAGAAGAAGTTGAGTTAGAAGATGGCACAAAAGAAATGGATGATTCTGAAAAGAAATGTCGCATTGAATATGTTGACTGGAAAGATTTTAGAATGTCAACTGATAAAGAATGGTGCAATGTTAAGTGGATTGCATTTAGGCACTATAAAAACCGTGAAGAATTAGTTGAAGATTTTGCAGATAAAGGAAATAAAGTTGAATTGAATGCTACTAGATTGAGCGAAAATAAAAATAAAGATGACAATAATGAGTTATTCAAAATGGCTGAAGTTTGGGAAATCTGGGACAAAGAAAGCGAATCAGTTCTATTTTTAACGATTGGTGGCGGTGGAGTTTTATTGTCAAATGAAGAAGATCCGTATAAACTAAGAGATTTTTTCCCAATTGCATCACCTCTTGGCTCAAATTCAAACCCTATTGATTTAAGACCAATTCCGCTTTATAGACAATACAAAACACAAGCAGAAGAGTTGAACACTATTGACACGCGCATTCGCTCTTTAGTTGAACAATGTAAATTTACCGGACTTTATTCTACTATTGCCGAAAAATCTGACATGGTTGCGTTGTTTAATGGCGATGATGGCACTATGACGCCAATGTTGTCAACAGGAAATCAGAAGGTTCAAGATTTAGTAATGTTCAAACCGCTCGGCGAAATCATTGCAACAATTTCACAGCTCAATGACAGAAAAGACCGCGTAATATTCTCAATTAGAGATATTACTGGAATTTCTGATATTGTGCGAGGCGTAACCACCGCTTCAGAAACCGCTACGGCGCAACAATTAAAAGGCAATTTTGCTATTAGTCGAATCCAACCATTGCAAAAAGAGTTGGAGTTTTGGACTAGAGATTTAATCAGATTGCTTTGCGAACTTACTGTGGAAAATTACACTGTTGAAGAATTGGCACAAATGACTCAACTTAAAATTGTTGACATTAAAGCAATTGAAAAAGCTGAACAATTAAAACTAGATGCTTTATTAAACGAAGCGAAAGCATTGACCGATCCTGATAATCCTGAAGAAGTTGCTAGGCTAGAACAAATGAATGAGCAAGCAAAAGAGCAATTTAAAAAAACAATGAAAAAGCCTTTAGAAGATTTAAAAGGCTACGCTATCACACCAGAGCAAATTCCAGAGTTAGAAAAACTAATTAAAAATGACAAATTAAGAACTTTCGCAATCGATGTTGAAACTGATTCGACAATTAAAATTGACCAGCAACAAGAAAAAACTGATAGAATTGAATATATTCGCTCAATTAGTGAGTTTTCAAATTCTTTCTTTCCAATGGTTCAAGCTGGTATTATTACGCCCGATGCTTTTAAACAATTTATGTTATTTATTTCTAAGCCGTTTAAAGTTGGCCGCAATGTTGAAGAAAGTTTAATTGCTCAAGAAGAACAAGAGGCAAAAGCACCAACTGCAGAAGAAATGTTAGCTCAAGCTGAGATTCAAATTAAACAACAAGAATTGCAATTAAAAGCACAAAAACAAGCAACTGACGCACAATTTACACAACAAGAATTAGATATTAAAAAAGCAACATTATTGCAAGAGCAAGCTATTCATCAAGATAATTTAGATTTTGAAGATAGTAATAAAGCGGCCGATAGAGAACATCAACTAGTAAAAGATATTACTGGCGCTAGAACGGCTTTGATGAACGCGCAAGCAATGGCACAAACTGAAAATTTAAACCAAACTATTAGAGACGCTAACAAACCAACGCTAATTTAGGAGGACTAATGAAAAAATCTACAAAAAAAAATGGTAAAAAAGGCGGAAAAGGTTATTAATATGACAACTAAACGCTTAACTTACATAGACGGCAAGGCTAAATGGGTTGAAATTGAAACCCGCTCAGTTAGTAAGCCTAATAGAAAAATTCTTGGGAAAGACCAAACTCTTGACCAATATATTAATGATAAAGGTGGTATTCAAAGCCATTTAGATAATAAAGTTTATACAAATAAACAAGATTATTTAGCTTCTATTAAAGAAGCTGGTTGCCACATTAAAGATTATTAAAAAAGTATTTGACAACTATTTATATTAAAGTATTTTATTTATAATAATATATATTTTATCAACAAACAATAATTTATGCACGATATTTTAAGAGAAAAATTATTAGAAAGTGTCAGCAAGATTGAAGATGCAAAAAATCCAATCGAAGAAATAAAAGAAGAAGTAAAACAAGAAATTGAAGAAAAATTAGAAGATAATATAGAAGAAGAACTGGAATCAACTGAAAATACACAAGAAGAATCAGAAGAGCCAGAAGAAAAAGAAGAAGTAAAAGAGAATATTGGCAAGGGTATTGACCTTAAAAAAACTCTTAGTGGACAACCGCGCGAGTTTAGGGAAGCCGTTGAATTAATTAAAGACCCC